TTTCTTGATCTTTGCTTTCTGCAAGTCGCTTTGCTTGTGTTACTTGAGCTTTCGCTTCTGCAACCATCGACTCTTTCATGTCTATGACTTTGAGCAACTTAGATGTTTCTGATTTTTCGTTTAGATAACTGTTTTGATATTCGCTAGCATAAGCTTCGAATAACTTACGACCAAAGTCGTTACGGCGAGCAGATTCGATATCTTCTTTCAGTTGACCGATTTCTTTTGTAAGAGTCTTTTCAACTGTAGATTCGACTAAACCAGCTGCACGTTGTACAAACTGTTCTTTAACTTTTGCAAACGCCTGACGGCCTTCACGAACCAAACGAACCTTTGTTTCTGCAAGTTCTTGTTTATCTGTGTAGAACTCAGCGATTTCCTGTGCTAGTGCTTCAACAACAAACTGTTCAAGTTTAAAAAACTTGTCAGCCATTGTTTTTTGATCTTCGTGTAACTCTGTGACTTCACTAGCTAGTTGACGAATAACGAATTCCTTCATTTTTTCGGCATCTTTCTTAGCTTTTGCCACTACCTTAGCTTTAGCTTCGGCAAGTTGACTACGATCTTCAACGAACTGAGAGATTTCTTCACGTAGTTGGTCACCCAACATACGGTTAACGGCTTCTAACATGATTTCTTTATCATGTTCGTAGCGTTGTGCAAATTCTTCTCTCAGCAGTTGAGTGACTTGTTCTTTATTCTCGACAATGCGAGATTCCCAAGCCTTCTCAATTTCTGCTCTAACGTCTTCAGAAACCACATTGTTTTCAAACAGAGATTTTAGTGCTTCCAACATGTGTTTTCTCCTCTTTATTGGAGTCCGCTTATTATTCTTAATAAGCTTTCTTTTAAATATTTCTGCGCCTTAGGATCGCCCTGCACTTCCTTCGCTATACGAAGGCTACTATAACCGCCCTTATTATTCATAAGGTGTTCATAGATTGGTGTAGGATACGCTCCCGGAGCACTCGGTTGAGCTACCACGTCTACGGTGATAATCTCAAAATCACTTACTTCACCGGAACCGTCTTCTTTGACGTTCCCGGATCCGCGTGAACTAACTCCTAACTTCACACTACTTTCTAACATAGCTTTCACTAGTTGTCCCATTGGTGTTGGTAGGATTTTTAATTTACCGTAACCGTTTGGGCCATCCATCCACATTTCTGTGATCATATGGCTCACCCGGTCAAGGTTAATTCTTAGGTCATCAGGATGATCCACTTCGCCAAGAACTGAGTATCCACCGGCACATTGGTCGTTCAGGGTTTTGACAGCCCTGCCGATTTCATTTACAGGATAAACACGCTGATTTTGATTCCGGACGCCGCCTTGAATGCAAATACCTTTCATATAAAGGTTCTTGCCGTCTTGGCCGTCGGACTCAACGACCATTCTCGCTTGATCAAAACTCAGGTTTTCACGAAGATAGTTCATCTACCTAACCTTATCTGGCTCGGCCTGGAGCACCGTTGATTGGAGAGCCTGCGCCCTTATCACCGTTGTCGCCGTTACCCTTACGTTCTGCACCGTGTCCTGGCTCTTTCTTCTTGAATGCTGTTTTACCTGCATTGCCGCCTGGAACGTTGACGTTACCAAAGTTTTCTTCTTTAGTATTTGGCTTTAGCAAACCGCTTTGTACGCCTTTGCCACCGTCTGTGCCGCCTTTAGCGATATTAGCAGTAGTACCGCCCATATCGTTTTTACCTGCTACGATTGACTTGTTGTTTACACCGTCATCACCGTATTTTGGATTTGCTACTTTTTCAATGTATTCACGCATGAAGTTGTCGCTAACTTCGAAACTGTCTTTTACAGGTTCGTCGCTATCCATGCCCATTTCGTCGTCAGCTTCTTCGCCTTCTTCGTCACCGGCTTCTTCGCCTTCTTCACCGCTCATCATTTTTTCAAATTCTGCTTTTAAGTCGTCTAGTGCGTCTTCTAAATCGACTACGCGATCTTCAATATCGCCTTCGCCTTCCATGTCGTCGCCTTCTTCATCACCGGCTTCAATGTCGCCCATGAAGTCATCAGTAGCGTCGCCACCGATATCGTCGCCGCCCATGTCGCCCATGTCATCCATGCCGCCCATGTCGTCTTCTGGTTCTTCGTCGTCAGTTTCGGTGAAAGTAACTTGCATTCCTTCATCTACTTCTTCGTCTTCTTCTTCGTCTTCTTCAGACTCTTTAGCTTCATTAAAGTCTTCTGCTAAAATTTCTTCGTAGATTTCACGAGATTTTTCTACTACCAACTGATGGAAAAGCTCCTTGGCTTTATCTTGTTCATCAGAAATTAAATACTCGAGCATCTGCTCGAACTTTGATCGATCAGTCATGTTTGTCTCCTATATATAGTGTGCGAGGCTGTCATGTATATTTACATCAAACTGTAAAATACACCTAGATATAGCCTCGTTTTAGCTGATTTTGTTGTTATGCTGGTGGAGCCGCGGGAGTTTTGTACATTTGTTCCACAAACTCTAGTTCTTTTTCTTGTTCTAGAATATGTTGTTCAGATGATTTCCGTAGCTCGTTAATCTGTTTAAGAGACAGACGTGTCTTTCTCGTGTCTTTCTTTTGCATAGATGTTGAGTCGCGGCCTGGGTTGTAACGCAAGTCGTTTGCACCAGCTTTCATATCCTGGTCCATATAGAACAGTTCTCTTAAGATCATAATGTTATTTATGCGACTGGTGGTGGTGTTGTAGGTGCAGCGCCTACACCAGGTACAGGTGCAGCAGCTTCAGCACCTGGATCAGCAGCCATATCGGGAGGTGCATCTGCATCAGCCATGTCAGTAGCATCAGCTTCAATACCCGCTTGACTTACTCCTACACCTCGCAGTTCACCCGAGCTGTCTGTTACAGCAGGATTACTCTTGCCGTTTTCTTCTGCCCATAAACGTTCATTTTCTGCAATCTCTTCTTCGCTTAATCCTAAGTAACGCTTCAATGCAAAACGTTTAGAGATATAAACTTGCTGACTGATAGTTCCGTATGTATTAATACGTTGATTATCTAGTTCAGCTTGACGATAAGTTGCAAAGTTTTGCGGTGGTTGGAACTGTAACTCAAACAAACTTGAGTCAATGTTGACGCCTCGTTCGTATAGATATAGTTTAAATTCTGTATCAAACTCGTCTTGCATTAAACTCTGTAAACGCATACAGTAGTTGTTAAAACGCAGTTCTTGAATGTATGCTGTGCCAACGCGACCGTCATTATATGATGCTTGGCTATCATCTGCACCTGTTGGCAGATAACTACTTGGGATTCTTAAACCGCGGAATAACTTGTTAGTAAAGTACTTTAAGTCGTCAATTTCACCTAGGTTAGTACCGCCAGGTAGTGTTTCAACTTTGCTTCCTCGTCCTTCGGCGGTGGTTGGGAAGAAGTAATCTTCGTTGATACTTAACGGGTTGTACGCACTATCAATAACGTTAGCGCCACCGCCAGTACTACTTGGAATTCTTCTTTGGTGTATTTCATTTTTCACCCTTTCAACAAAGCCCATAGCCAAGTGACTGGGCATATTACCTACGTCAATGTAAAAAATACGTCTTTCTGGAGCTCGTTGTATACGATAGATTAGAATAGCATCTTCAAGCAGTTCTTTTTGTTTGAACACTTTAAAAATATTTTCTAACAAACTGTTACCAAACGGATAGTTGTTGTCAAGTCCTTCGCTGAGACTTAGATGAATAACATGTTCAGCATCTATTGCCAACTCGTTTTGCTGTGTATCGAATCTAGTGCCAGTTGATCCGCCTGCTGGGTAAGTTCCAGATCCTCCTCGCATTGCACCTGCGTTAGGTCCTGCAAAGTTAGTACCTCTGCTGTTAGCGTTGAGGTTGCTGGGTTGAATCTGTGTTACTGATAAGTCTACTAGGTTAGGATTCAAGTCACGGATAACATATTGCTCAGGTTCTTTACCTTCACTTTCGTTAACAATAATCTTGACAATCTTTGCTGGATCAATGTGCATCCATTTTTTATTTTCAGGATCTCGAACAAAGAACGCATCACCGTATTTGAATACGTTACGTACAATACGAAAGATTCTAGTTTCAAATTTTTGTAACTTTGACCATTGTTGTAGATATTCTCTAAGGATACTTATTTCACTGTTAGTAGCTTTACTTTTAAAATACAAGTGAAACGGTGTTTGATTTTCTCTATTCTTTTGGCTGCAAAACTCTGCAATAATATCTAAGGCAGCATTAACTTCACTGTCCATATCCATAGTGTCGTACTGCATGTAACGTTCAATACGATTAGGTGCGCCTGTGTATACGTCTGGTAAGAAGCTGCTGTAATTCTTTTTAGCAGGCCCCATGCCAGTATTAATAGTAGAGACGCTGCCAGATGCGCTGGGCGCATTGTTTACATTAACTGGTGTGAAATACTTTTTCCAACTCATTATTATGCCTTATACAAGTTTGCACTAGAAGATTTTGTAGCTTTAATCTGCTTTGTGCCGAGATCATCTGTTTTAGACAGAAGTTGTCCCATTAACATATTTAACGATTGTAACTGCTTAACGACATCATTCATGGTGGCAGCTTTTCCTTGCGGTTCGGCCGCAGGTGTTGCTGCCGCTGCTGGCTTCGCATCTACTGGAGTGTATTCTTCTCCAGTTTCTGGATTTATTTTCTTACCAGGACTAGCTGTTTTATTAACTGCTTTTGGAATAGTTGCAGCCTGTGCTTTTATGCTGCCGCCCATTCCTGGCATA